GGCACAATGTTTACTAAAATCGACTGATGACCACATAAGGCTACGCCAAATGGAGTCGATTCTTAGTGGGGCTAAAACCAAATTATCACGATGAATAAACTTACGTTGTAAAAACTCTAAGTCATTCCAATCGTCAAAATATGGCTGATTATCAGGATCAGTATAGACAATGCGCTTATCCAATGAAGTAAATACTACATTAAACAATACTTTGGCACCTACTGCAATAGATCTTCTATTAAAGAAAACTTGAGCTGCAGGTGAAACGGAAATAACTCCGTCATCTCCAAAAGTCTTTGCGATTACATTGTCTGAAAACTTCAACGTCAAATGTTGTTGTTTACATATAAACTTAAAAATGCTTTTATATACGAAGTGTACCCACATTCCGTTAAGTAAGCACGTAAGCCATTGTCCAGATGGATTTGATCCATCAATTATGTAAACATAATTATTTGCAAAATACACAAAATGTAACAACTTCCAACAAGCGGCACGCAATCTGTGCCACTTCGAAGAACCTTTTTTAAATTGACATAAGCTTTGGAAATAGGTGAAAACTACATTCCAAAAAGCTTCTACGATAGTTTTGTCGCAGCTCTTGATGTCAAAAAAGATTGGTTTCCATGTTGGTTTTCGAACTTGTGCTTCAAGTACTTTCCATTCAGGAGAAATAGGATTAATTCCTACAACTGAATTTGAAAGCATAAAATTTTTATGCATTGCTTGCAGCACAGGCCACAAGATGGATTTAGACTCCAAAATATCAATTGGATCAGAAGGATAAAACTCCCTTGGTTCAATATCTAACATGACAGTAAAACCTTGATCTTCTTTTTCCTTAATAAAAACTGATGGATCTTCTATATCTCTAAAATTGTAAAAGAAATTATCTCGTCCTTTAGCACAACGATAAATACCTTTTTCGTCAACTGATCGGACTTCTTCCTTTAATGCTCGCTCTACCACTGGCATGATCATTTTTCCTGAACGAGCAACCTCTATTCTCTGTTCATAATCTGAACGAAACGCAGGAGAAATAAATCTTGTTTTTGTACAAAACAACTGTTGTTTATCCGCAGGAATAAATTTAGAGGGATGAAATCCACGCTTATACATTGGTCCTACTGAACTAGTATCATCAAAACCCTTCATAGTTTCATTTCCAAAAATGAAATCTTCTAATTCTAAAGAGTTTGGATCAGGCAAAT